AGCACCACGTCGTGCAGCAGCACCGGTGCGTCGTGCAGTACCACAGGTAGACCCTCGTGAGGCACAAGAAAACGCAGAGCGAGGCAAGCTTCGTGGCGATATTCACGCACGAGTCAATGACCTTAATGCCCTCTACAACCAACTATTTGGTAACCTTGATAACGTAGCCGCAGAGCGCGCACGTGAGCTTGAGGACGAATACGGCCAGCAACTTGGTAAGGCAGCACAGAAATATGCTGACGGTGTTGCTACTATCGACAACAGCTACGCGGCCCTTGGTTCAGGTGACTCAACAGACCGGACTTACGCAAAGAACAGCGCAAAGAGTGGGTTTGAAGAGACTAACAAGCAGATCAAGAAAAACAAAGAAGAAGACCTGGCTAAGCTTGGTAACTACGTTGAAGGTACGAAAGCTAAGTGGCGTGCTGATCATGAGAGCGCTAACCGCCTCAATGGTCGTGCAGATGAGGTTAAAGACCTTACTGAGCTACGCGGTGGCCGTAACAGCATTGAGGACAAGATCGGTAACGTCAAGGCTGACATTGGTAACATGAACACCGAGTCTGGTGCTCGAGGCAAACTGTCTGAGCTTACCGGTGATGGTGGTCGTGCAGACAGCCTGAGTAGCGCACTTGACTCTATCCTCAAAAGCTCGATTGGTGGCGGCATGAAGGAAGCTGCTGTCGATAGTATCGGTAACGCTGCTGGTGCAAACAAGGGCCAGATTGACGAGATTAAAAAGAAAAACGCGGCACAGTTTGGTGACGCTTACACAGCACAGCAGTAGGAGGTAGACCGTGTGGGGATTTTTTGAAAGAGTTGGTAACGCCGTAAAAGGTAACGGTTGGCTCACGAACGATGAATGGCGTGAGTCTAATCGGCGTTTCCGCGAAAACGTAAAACGCTATGAGCCAGAGCTATTCCAAGGCGATACCTATGTAGGACGCCAAGGAGGTGGCGGCGGTGGTTACCAAGCCCCACAGCAAAACTTCCAATATGATGGCGGGGGAGATGCAACACTCTCCCCTGTTCAGCAACAGGTGGCTCAACGCTTCCAAGGACAACAGCAAGAGGCTCAACCTACCAACCAGCTTAATGTCCAAAAGAACAAGCCAAAGGTAGACAAGAGCAAACTAAACCAGAACGTTTCACACCAGGGGACAGAAGATCCCCAAGCTGCTATTAGGGAGAAGGTACAAGCACAGCTCCAACAGCAGAAGAAGGTTGAAGAGCAGAAGAACAACCCACAGCACGCAGAGGCTGCTCAACTTGCTACTGCACAACCACAGAACGATCGTGGCAGGTATTATGAATCAGACGCTGCAAAGCTTCGGCAAGAGCTAGCCAAGGGAGACCAGGCCAACGAAGGCTACATCCGAGGCCTCACCCAATCCCTGAAGAACCGAGCAAGCGAGCTTGGTAGTTTGTCTAATAGGGAGATTGACGCACGCCGTAAGAAATACGGTATCGATGACGGTAAGAGCGACTTTCAGCGTGCGGGTGAATGGCTATACGAAAACGTCATTGAAGACCCAGTGAAGGCCACCGCTGGTCGTATTGGTACATCTATCGGCATGCTTGATGACAAGACAAAGCAGAGCGTGCAAGAGGAGCTACTCAAAGCTAATGAAGACTACAAAGCTGGTCGCATCAGTAAGGACAAGCTCAAGCAAATCCTTGAGGAGAAGGTTGGTCTCGACATCAACAACCAGGTAAAGGTTGGTGACAATGGTCTTGAGCACATGAATGAACTAGAGCGTCTTGGTAAATTTGCTGGTGACTTTACTGACGCGGGTGTCAAAGCTTCACAGTTTGTACCAGTAGCTACAGGTGCACAGGCTGGATCAAAAGCAGCACAGTCTGGTACTCGTGCATGGGCTAACGCACTAGGCCAAACAGCCAAGGAAGCTGCCATCACAGGTACTGCAGACACAGTAAACGACGCACTCCACAACAAGGTTACACCAGAAGGAACGGCAGTAAACTACCTAGCTCCAATCGGGCTGGGTATGCTTGGTCGTATGATTGGTAAAGCTGCAAGCAGCGCAGATGATGACGTGGTACGTGCTATCAAGAACGAACTAGACGAAGAGCCAAAGTTCAACGATCGCGCAAAGGTAGATGAGCCAGAACTTAATACCCCTAAGCGAGAAGACGTTAAAGCTAAGATCGATGAAGACCCTCGCTTTAAAGAAGCTTCTGCTCGTAATCAGCTAGATGACCTTAACCTCAGGGATCGTGAGGCCCGCCCTCGTGTGAACGATGAGGTAGAGGCCAACGCCCCAGTAAAGGAAGGCGCACCACAAGAGGCCACCAAAGACGCCTCGCCAGTAGAGGCTAAAGCTATCGAGCAAGCAGAGACCAAGATCGACAACGATCCTAACATGACCCCTCAACAAAAAGAGCAGGCAAAGACTGAGCTTGAACAACGCTCGCAAGAGCTTACTGAGGAGATTAACCAGAACAAAGCTAGTACAGATGAAGCTGTGGCTAAGCAAGAAAAGGAACTAAACGAGAAAACCCAGGAGCTTTCTGACGACATTAAGCAAGCCCGTGAGCAACAAGTAGCTGAGACAACTCCAGTAGAGGGCGTACAACAAAAAGCTCCAGCACAGTCATCAGAGGTACAAGCTAACAACGCTTACGACTTTGACGCGGCAGACGCAGCCAAGCGCTCATCATCAGATCTACAAGATGACCTTATGCGCGCTATGGGGTATGACATTGATGGCAAGGCTCGTAACAGTGTAGTTGGTAAGACACTTGGTCTCTTACCAAGAATCCAGCAAGCATTAGGCAACAAGCTTTCTGACGCTACAAACGAGGTACTCTCAAAGGGTATCAACTCACGTAACAAGATTACCTCTACCCTAGCTCAAGCTCCACGAAACGTATGGAGTATGTTTGGTCGTACAGATGCAGAGCGTGCCGCCCTGAACCGCTACAAAGGCCAGATAAACAACGCTGGTGCTGTAGTAGACCAGATCGCAGCACGTCGCAACAAAGCTATTGAGAAGGCCGGCAAGGAGACAGGGTGGACTAACCCACAGATCCGTGAGATGGTAGACCGCGTGTTTGAGTCTCCAGAGGTATTGGCCTACCGGTATGGCGCAGACCACAATTACAAGATCACTCCAGACCAACTACCTGCAAGCCTTCGCAGTGTCGTAGAGGAGAGTATCCAGCTCAACAAGCTACGTAACGAGATTAACCACAACCTGGGTATCATCAACGACAAGACATATGAGGCCTTTAAAGACGGTATGCATACACCACGCATGTACGACATTGACTTTTCTACCGGCAAGTATGGCGACGTTGATTTAAACAGGCTAGACAAGACAGCAGGTATTGATCGTCTTAAGTGGGACAAGATTGATGACGCAGTAAAGGACAAGCTTGTTGATCCATTCGTAGCACAGGACGCCCGTCTCAAGAAGGCGTTAGAGAATAAGGCTAAGATAGACGCAGCTAATGATCTGTTCGAAAACATTGCATCGTTCAAGACTCGCCCTAATAGCGGCTTTGTACAGCTAAAGGGTAAGCAGTACGGCAAACTAGAGGGTCGCTGGGTAGACCGTGAGATTGCAGAGACTATTGAGGGACACCCTATCTTCAAGTCTGACATTGCTAAGAGCACCCAAGGCCTGATCGACTCTTACCAGAACAGCAAGCTAGGCAAGCTAGATCGTGCAGGTAAGTGGACAAAGACAGTTGGTTCACCCGGTACACACGTAGGTAACATCGGGTCTAACCTTACTCTATTCTCAACTGGTGCAGGTATTGATCCAGCTACTGCTGCCGCTCGTGCACTAGGTGCTGCTCGTGATCTTATGGGCAACAAGGTAAACGCAGACATTTACAAGCTACGTAAGGCTGGTATCCTTGGTGGAGACACGGGTCGTGCACTACGAGGCGCTCCAGAAAAGGAAGCCCTCAAGATCAACTCTCTCCTTACCCAGACAGAGAAGCCAAGCTTTAATACACTACGCAAAGCCCTGGGTGGGCTAGAAAGCTTCTACGGTGGTACAGACGAAGCCTTCAAGCTTGCTACTTACCGAGAATTGAAAGCCCGTGGCTACAGCGATGATGCTGCCATGCGTGTTGTGCGTGAGCAATTCCAGGACTATGACAACGTTGGTCGGGCTATCAACATGGTCGCAGACTCACCTGTCCTAGGTAAGCCATTTGCTCGCTTTATCCCAGAGCTTGGTCGTATTACAAAGAACACTGCAAAGAACAACCCACTAGGTCTAGCAGCTGGTGTTGGTGGTCTAGCCCTTGCATCTGACGCAGCAAGCAAGGCTGCTGGTGAGACAGAAGCTGAGCGTAATGCTCGTGAGGAAGCTGTAGGCCAGACACGTATCCCGCTTACCTCGCTCATCAACAAGGCACTCACAGGTCGAGATAAGGATGTATCTCTGAATATTCCTGTAGGTGACAGCTCAGTAAACATTGCTCGTGCAGTAGGTATGAACTTCCCAATCACTCCAGACAACAAGGATGCTACATCAGCTACGATTGATCAGCTCAACCCGCTATCCCTTCCATTCCGTAAGAACGCTCAGGGTGATACCGTATTCGCACCAGAGCAGGCTGTCAGCTCGCTTACCTTCCGCCCAATTGCAGACGAGCTAGCTAACCGTGACTTTATGGGTCGACAGATTGATGATCCTAAGAACAAGGTCATCTACGAAAAGGATGGCAAGAACGTTACCTCCCTCAACGGTAAGCCTTCTGAAGAAGAGCAACGCAACAACCGCCTACGCCACCTTGCTATGTCTTACTTACCATTCGCTAACGAGGTAGATGCTATCGGTTCAGCCGCTACTAAGGGCGAGGACTACTACGGCAAGAAGCGTGATCTAGGTCAAGCAGTAGCACGTGCCCTCGGCTTCAAGGTTGAGAGCAACGACAAGGATGCACGACAGAAGCGTATCGCTAGCCAGAACTACTATGAGGATAACGTCAATAAGGTCAATGACTTCCTCAAGCAAAACCCTGATCTGGTTGATGCTTACTTCAAGATCAACAACCCGACCAAGGATCGTGAGACTGGCCGTAAGGTTGGTGATGTAATCACCCCAGAGAAATGGGATGTTGTCAACAGTGATACATCTGGTCGTCTGTTCAACTTCATGAAGGAGCAGGCAGTACGACAATTCCGTGCAGACGGCAAGCCTATTGATCCAATCTTCAAGCTCACACCTCAGCAGGCTAAGTATGTATCTGAGCTGCGCAGCCGACCAACAGGTGAGGATGAGGAAGCTAAGGAGATTCTCCGTGCTACAGAGCCTTGGTATCAACAGTTCGAACAAGCGCAGAACAACTTCTACAAAGCACAGGCAGAGTACTATAAGTCTAAGCCTTCTAACGACGCTACTATGAACGAGCGGGTGAAGGCCTACCAAGAAGCCTCAATGCCAGTAGAACAGCCTGAAGCTATCAAGCAGTACTACCAGATCAAAGCAAGTGATCCAACTGCAGCCAAGGCCTTCTATACCAACAACCAAGAACAGCTCAAGGCTGCCTTTGATAAATACAACCAAGACCGTCTGGTACGTGTCAACGCTATGCGCAGGATCGAAGGCTACCCACCACTCTCACCAGAGGTGTACTTCAACAAGAGCTTTGGCTTTGACGCAAACTATGACCAGAACCAAAAGCGTGGTGGCTTCTCACGAGGTGGTGGATTTGCACGAGGTGGCTTCAGCCGTGGTGGCTTTGGCGGACGTTCAGGTGGAAGCGGCGGTGGCCGGGACAACCCATACGAGAAGAACGCCCTCAACGATGTAACTACTACACAGCTCACTCCTGTATACAACCCAACCAAACCAAAAGAGGCTAACCTCAATATCCTTAAGGCTGTAGTAAACGCAGCTAAAGCAGGTAGCGGTGGAAGCCGTACACGGGCTAAGCTTGGTGCTAGCGCAACTGGACGATCACGTAAGAAATAGAATATAATAAGAAGAAAAGGATATACAATGGCTTGGCAAAACTTCTACTCAACAAAACTGTTCGCAGAGATTAGCGCAACAGATACAACCATTACCGTGGAGAAACCACCAAAGACAGCCCCAGGGCGTCTAGTAATCGAAGCGCGTAACAAAGACAAGCGGGAGATTATCTCGTTTGGATCTATCTCAGGTAACCAGCTACGTGGCGTAGCACGAGGGCTTGGTGGCACAACAGCCACCTCTCACCTTAAGGGTTCGGTGGTTGAGATGAACGTTACAGCAGAGGATCTAGAGGAGGCATTGAATCTCCCCAACACTCTCACTCAGTTCATCGATGAGGATATTGGCGACCACATTGTCCCTAACACTGGCCTCTACTTTAAACAGACCGGCTTTCGTGCAAGCATGGGTAGGATCGTCTACTACATCAATGGACGCCGCTATGTTAAAGAGGTAACCGATCAACATACCTTCTCTCCTAATAAGGACACGTACGTAAGCATCGATACCAATAAGGTTGAGTACTTCGAGGAGTATAACCTTAACTCGGACGCACCAACACCTCGTGCAGATCGTATCCTTGTAGCAAAGGTTATCACCAACGGTTCGGGTATTGAGCGTGTAGTTCACTACAACCACGGCCCACTCTCTACACTGCCAGGCTACACGTCAGAGATTCGCCCAGTAGTTGGGTTCGAATGGATGGGCAAGCAGGTATACCGCAAGTGTCTATCATTCCAAGGACGAGGTGACGGTGTAGAGAAGGTATACGGTATCGATGATGTTGTCGCTAATATCGATGAGCTTGTACGCCTAGATGCATGTATCAATATCGGTGACACAGGTGAGCGATGGGCTAACAACTTCCGTAACCCAGCCTCTCCTAATACACAGGTGTTTATCCTCAAGTTCGCAGACTTTGGTGGTAAACGACAGCTCACCTACACCTCAGGACAGGATGGTAAGATTAATGTCATCATCGAGTTTACAAAGCGATTTGAGTAAAATATAACAAATAGGGCGCTACTATACACTGGCAAATAGCTGGTGTATAATAGTGTAAAAAGGTAAAAACAAACAATGGCAGAGAATCAATCAATGAACCGGTGGGAGATTAAAGAGATGGTCGACAACGCCATCCAGGCCCACGAGACTCGCAAAGAGGGAATGTTTGTCCCTGTGTATATGCTTGAGCTTTATAAGAAAGATATAGAGGCCAAGGTACATGATCTAGAGGGAGGCGTAAAAGAACTAAAGGACGCGGCGCAGGACGCTAAAGAGCGCAATAAGTGGCTATTCCGTCTCGTAGTAGGCGCAGTGCTCACGTCGTTTATTCCTATCGCTATTGCCTTACTCAGCAAAAACGGAGGCATGTGATGAACAATATCATTGCTTGGATCAAGAAAGATTGGCTACTTAAGATTCTAACAGTGATGATGTTGTTCAGCCTATCATTTAGTATCTATACTCTATACAAGAGTCTTACTCTTCAACCAGGCCAATCAATCACCATCAGCGGTGGAACAAAAATAGAAAAGCCTATCACTCAGATTGTAGATGCTAGACTAAACGGTTCAGGCAATCTAGTAGTCACATACTCAACAGGTGAGTCCAGGGAGGTTGGCACGGTCACCGGTAGGGACGGAGCTGATGGTAGACCACCTACCGCACAAGAGATTGCTCTAGCTGTAAAGGCCTACTGTCTGACAAACAAATGTTCTGAATCCCCCACAAGCGCCCAGGTACTCCAGGCGGTTTCTGCTTTTTGCGAGAATGGTCAGTGTACAGGTAAGACAGGCAAAGACGGTAAAAGCGCAACAGACGAGCAAGTAGCAGAGGCAGTAGCAAAGTATTGCGCTAGCGGTAAATGTCAAGGGGCGACAGGCGTGGCAGGAAGTAATGGCACTAACGGTGTTGATGGTAAGGATGGCAAGGACGGTGCATCACCTCAGCTGTCATGCGTCAACGTCAAGGATAACTCAGGCAACCAAACATCATGGGTAGCATGGAAGTACGACGGTGAAGCGAACACCGCGTACCGCAGGCTATACAAGATCGATGGTGATAGCAACTGTATAAACATTTAAAAGGGAGAAAAGTTATGAACGACTTTCCAACAGCAGTCGACATTCCTGTCGAGCAAGACCAGTTAGGAGGTGACAGTGGCTCAAGTGTATAACCCAAACCTCAACATCCCAGCTCAACGTGGCTGGTGTTTGAAGTATGTGGATGACGCTACCAACGCCCCTAGCCGCACACCAAGCGCCCGTGCTGCTTATCTTAATGAGCTTAATGCCGGCCGTATCAACACGGGTGAGCTACCTTGGGATGAGTGGGTGTATGGGTTTCTAGACTTTACTGTAGGCGAGTACACAGACTATGGCCACGTGTTCATCATCAAGCGCCATCAGGGTGGTATTGATATTCACGACTCAGAGGTTCACTCAGGCTCTCGTAATGTCTACCACTCTATTGAAGAGCTGCTCGCTTGGTTTGGTATGTACCGTCCTGTCTACACTGGCTGGAGTGGTTCGTGCGATGGCCGCACAATGCAAGAGGCTGTCCGTGATCGTCAGGATGAGATTAATTTCCTGAACGGTCTGTACCACCAGATCCTTGAGCGTGACGTAGATGATGCAGCCAAGCAACACTACCTTAGCCAGATTGATAAGGGCTGGAACTGGGAACAGATCAAGCAGGATCTTATCAACAGCGCAGAAGGTAAGGTTGTAGCAGAGCGAGTAGAGGCTCGTAACCGTGCACTACGTGAAGCATATGAGTCAGAGACACACGAGATTAGTCGTCTTTACCAGGACATCCTTGGCCGTCTACCAGACTCACAAGGGCTTGAGCACTACCGCAATCAGATCCGCAATGGCTGGAACTGGACAATGGTTGAGCAAGATCTGCTCAATAGTGTAGAGAGCAAACAACGCCAAGAGCAAAAAAAGTCTGAGGCCCGTGCTGCTGAAGCGGCCAAGAAGGATGAAGGTAAAGGTGCTGCAAAGCCAGAGCCAGAGGTTACACCTCAGCCTGAAACTCCTGCTTCTGAGCCTACGCCTCAACCAGAAGTAGAGCCATCTACTCAAGACCGTGCAGCTGCTCCTCAGCCCGATAATGCTCATCAAGCAGAATTGCCCGCAGAGACCCCTGAGAGCCCCTCAGAGCAGCCTAAAGCTGAAGAGACTACAACTATACTAAAAGACATTAGAAACCTACTACAGGCCATTTTAGACGCTATTGTAGGTATCTTTAAAAAACAATAGGAGAAAACAATGGAAGCACTAAGTCTACTTATCGTACCAGCAATCGTCAAGATCTTTGACATGCTCAACAAAAAAGAATGGGGTGGCCTAGGTAAGGTAATCCTTGCTGTTGCTGCAGGTATTGGTTACCACTTTGTAACTGGCAACTTTGTGCTCACGGACGCAGTATTGTACGAAGGTATTGCCTTTGGTCTGCAGGCTGCTGGTCTTGTGACTGTGGCTGCCAAAGCAGGTAAGCGGTAATGTTTGGCGGGTATCTACGGCCATTCCATATCGAAAGCTATCTCTCTCGTCACTCAGGTCGTGGCGGGGGAGGGGCTGCACCCGCACCTCAAGAGAACCGTCTACCTAATGACGATCTGAATAGTTGGTTTAAACCAGGGTCAGCATTAAACCCTTCGACAGAGAAAGGGCCAATCGATGGTAAGCCTGTGTACGCTTTTGTCGCTAATAACCCAACCACATCACAGCTTATCTTTATGGGCAAAAACAATTTCCCTAACCATGCCTACTTTAATGTCTGGGCAAAAGGTACGGGCAAGTTCGTTATGATGGTTCAGCGTCGTGCAGGTGGATGGAATATCTATGGCCAGAAAAATCACACACTAACCAGTAGTTGGAAGCAATATACGATTGAGTATACCGCATCAGGTTATGACCCGAATGACATAGTCGGCTTTAAGCTTGACACCCGCGGTACTGCTAACGCTCCGACTGACATGCTTATTTCTGCCCCAAGTATTACAGACTCTGCACCAGAGCCTCCACGCCCACAAGCTCCAGCAACACCAGTAGGAGATGGTACAGTACGTGACCGATGGATGGCATGGCTCAAGTCTCAAGGTGCTACAGGCTATCACTTACACGAGCTAGAGATTAGCTGGCTACAGAAGCTTGGCCATACCGGTACGTTTGCTGATATGGTTATCCAGAAATGGAAGACAAAAGACGCACTAAGGGACTGGTTTTTGAAGAGTTAGCGCAATAGCGTGTTGTGCCTATGGCACTAGTGTGCTATACTGAGTATGTCAAAATAAACACTTGACATAAAACTCCTCCTTTCCAAGAAGACTCCTACTGCCCCCCCTGTACGGTAGGGGTTTTCTTGTTGTATAATGTATGTATGAAGAAACGTAAATCAAATAGAAAATCACTAGTCAACAAATTAGATAGGCTCTTCTCAGAGTATATCCGTAAGCGAGATACCAAGGATGGTATGTTTATCTGTGTGTCATGTGGACGCACACTCCCTTATGAGGAGGCAGATGCAGGGCACTTTATCAACCGTAAGTGGATGCCTACCCGCTGGGATGAGACAAACGTACACGCTCAGTGTCGTAGGTGTAATAGGTTTGATGAGGGCAATATCCCAGAGTACTACAAGTTCATGATCAACAAGTATGGTGAGGCTCATGTGAATGAACTTCTAAAGAGAAAAACATCTGGTGAAAAAATATCCAATATCGAACTTGAACGATTGATTGGGTATTATGGTGATATGCTCGATGGCTAAGGAAGGGCCTCAGAGAGAGGCCTAACCTTAACTATTGAGTGCTCGCTTTAGCATCTCACTTGCAGCCTGCTTTGCAATTTGCAGGCCTTTTTCTTTACCAGCATCAAAGCCAAGTTCGTAGCCTTTCTTAGCTCCTAGCCGGTACATTTCCTTCATGTCCTTCTGGGTAAACATTTGATCTGCAATGTCTCTCTCTAATGCAATCTCTTGCTTATTCCAGAGGCTCTTGAGCCATGTGATAAACTTCCTCACAGTTTAGTTTCCTCCAGTATATAGCCTTCGCTATCCATTCTTACTCTCACTATCTCCGCTGGATGATTCGAGATTGATAGCAAATGTTTTAGATCCTGTGCATTCTTCTTGCGGTAAAACACTACGGGGGACAGATCGCTCTTGACTATGTACTTCGTCTCGATACTCTCTGGCATCCCTCTCTCTATCGGTGGCAAGCCGCTGAGCGTCCGCTTTAGAAATGAATCTACCGCGGCTATCCCTTTCTCGGTTTTCCACCATTTCCCGAAACCTCTCTTTGTCCATCCTGGCAAACCCTTTTTTGACACGCCTTATACCTCCATTATACCCGCCAAGGATACGGTAGGCAGGATGCAGTCTCTCCTCTAACATCTTGCCCCATGATCCCCATTTGCGGTTTACAGTTTCTATACGCTTCCTGTCTCGCTCTCTCATCGTACACCCTTTGCCTCATCTCCCCATGATCGCATAAGTGATTGGCAACCGTTGATGTGTAATGTAACGCCCTTTACTACTGCTTCTAGACGTTCACGCTTGCCCTTCACCTCTGCCATGCGTAGTGTAATGTTACGCTCCATCTCTGCCATGCTCACACGCTTACCAGCCTCCAAGGCTTCTGCCCTATCACCAGACTCCTCACTAAGTACCTTGTACTCTAGTTGCCGATAGGCCTGGATAAACTCTGCATAGTGGTCATACAGGATAGTAGCGTAGCCAAGAAACTCAGCTAGGTGGGAAGGCAGGACAGCCGGATTCTGTCCCACCTTCTGCTTTACATAATCAAGCTTGAGCTGGCGGAGTTTATTAATAACCTCCTCAGTCTTCATTAGATACCGAACAGCTCTCCGACCTTATCAAGGGTCTCATTGCTGATAGGTTGACCTGGCTGCTCTGCAATAGTGTTAGCGGGCACGGCCGCTGGAGTGGCAGGTACAGCAGCTGGCTGGATTTGGATTACTTCAACACCAACCTTCTTAGCGACAGCATCAACGGTCTCTTTAATGGACAAAAGCATCTCAGCCATGTCATCAAGCTGCGTGCTCGATAGTGCGGGTTGAGCAGCTGGCTGTGCTGTATGAGTAGCTGGGGCTGTGACGCCCTGTGGTGTTTGCAAGCCCTTGAACTTCCAGTAGTTCGTACCCTTCTTGCTTGTCATCTGTACAAGCTCACCGTAGATGTTACCAGTAGTAGGCACGTTACCTTGCTTTTTGTTCAGCATAACGCCACCATCAACACCTTCAAACGTACACCAGTAACCTTGGAATGTACCGTGCTGTGTGCTGAATGGTTCGCCCATTGGGCTGAATGATGTTAGGTTATAGAATTGTGCCATTATTTTGTACTCCTTAATTCTTTTTCAATACTCTTCTCAAGGTTGTCTGCGTATACTTTCATCGTCTCGTGCATAATCTCAAGTAGTGCTACACCTTGTTCAATGTCACCCTCACCAGCAATGACTACCTTGCCATCAGCTCGGATGATACAGATAAGCCCGCCGTCGTACCCCTTAAGGGCCTCAGCGACGTTCTGTTTAATCTCTTCTTTAGTCATCTATTGTCATCTCCATAAATCGTTTATATTGTTCTGGGAATTGGTTCTGTAATTTGTCCATCATTTGATCTGGGGTAAGCCAGTTCCAATCCTCATATTGTCGATACCGCTTTACTTTGTGCATGTCTAGTAGTGCAACAAATGGCGGTAGCTTCTTTGTAATGAATACTGTTTTTAGATCGTCTATCTCCTTATCTATCTCCTCCTTATATTCTAGTGGATTAATTTTAAACGAGGTGATTCGGTAGTCGTCGGCATTTAAGTATTGCAAGTATGCCTCAGACACATTATCACCCAGACAGTAGTAAGCTAATTGAATTGCGTGGTGGTAGTATGGTTGGTCTTCTTTATCTACCCGATCGTAAGCCATCTTGGTTACAGACTTAATCTCGTGGTACACAGTCATGCCGCCAACTTCCTGTGCCATGTCGATATACCCAACACCGCCGCGGTAGCTACCAGGCTTCTGGAATGTAAACGTACCCGCAAGTACATTGCCTGGCTCTGCCTCTACTGGTGTGTTATCCTCTACTTTACTTGCGTCAATACCCGTAAGAAACTTGATAGCTCTATCCTCTACATCATTACCTCGGACAAACTTACCTAACAGGTATGGGTCGATTGGGTCTGGCACACCGATAAGGCTAAGCACATTCCATAGCAGTGGGCGAGAAAGCTTACCACCACTCACCTTACCCGATGGAATATGCTTTGCCATCTTCTCCTCATTGTCTGCTACCAATAACTCGTGTACCTTGTCACCAAATGTACGCACCCGTGTTGCGGGAGGTGTACCGTTGAGTAGATCACGTGTTGGAATCTTAACTCCAGCTGGCATCTATATCTTCTCCTAATCCTAAATTATTTACTGCTAAATCTCTGTTTGATTGTGAGTCTAATTCAAAGTAGAGACCATAGATACGTTCAATACCTACACCTCTCTTATATAGCTCTGCAATCAATTCATCATTTTCGTATGCTTCCATACTCTCATTCTACCTTATAGTTTATATGGCTGTCAACAGTTGTAGTTGTTAAATATGTTATGCACGGTATGTCTTGCCAAATCCGAACTTGGTATTAAATTCCTCTTCAGTTACATCTCTTGCTGAGGTAGGTATCCAGCCGTCCTTTGGTTCAGTAATGCGTGTCTTATCCCAGTCAAACCCAGCAATACGCTTCTCGTAATCGATAGCCATGTTGCGAGCCTTCACTACCTTACAGTAAAACTTGTCTGTCTCAAACTCATTGTCTAGGTTCTTACGTGATGCTACTAGGATAACGTCTGCGTCATACCCAATAGCAGCTGTACCCATCAGATCCTCTGTCTCAATCTCAAACCACTTACGTTTGAACTTGCCGTTTTCTGCCTTGCGTAGTGACACGATCACAATGAATGGCACTTCATACTTAAGGGCCAATTGCTTCATGAGCTTCGACATCTTTGCCACCTCCTCATGGGTCATACCACGACCAAGGTACTGTAGATAGTCAAGCACTACAAGCTCTACACCTTCCTCAATACCGGACTCAAAGATCTTCTCTAGGTGTCGGTAGTCAATCTGATACTCTGTCTGAAAGTAAATGTCCAGCCCTTCAATAGTGCCACCGTTCATATGACGAAAGCGTGAGCCTGCCTCTCCCTTACGCATCTCAAGTGTAATGAATAGTACACCATGGTTCTTGGCTACGTTCACTGCAATGTTCTGTGCAAGGGCAGACTTACCATTATTAGTCTCACCGCCAATAAGAGTAAGCTCTCCTGGTTTGAGTCCACCAATCCTCTCGTCAAGGCTAGGCAGTCCAGTAGTAAGACCAGACACCTTACCCCAAGTCTTGGCGGCTTCCTCAATCTCATCAGCAATATCAGAGATATGAACAATGCCACCCTCTTCAGCTGACTCACGAGTAGACAGCTCTTGCTCACCACCAATGACAATGTCCTCTAGCGTTTCGCTAGATAGCTTCTTCACATCCCTTAGGACGGCTTGGGCTCGCTTTTCTCTGAGCTTTGACTCAACAGCTTTTTCAACCTTGTCGTCTGCCACTGTGTCTCCTTTCTCCTTTCTCGCAAGTACTTAAATAACCTGCGTTTTAATTCGTTTGTATTCTTTGCTAGCTCTGCATACTGCTCTGCTGCGTCTATATCATCCTCAACATAGTACTCAGCCATCATAGCAAATGCTTTTGCCTGCTGCTCGCATAGCTTTATCTCGTTCCCGATGAGGGAGAGGTGGCGCTGCATGTCGCTGATAGATTCATTGACAGACAGCTCCAACCCTTCACTCTCACTAAGTTCTTTGAGCATTACGGCTTCAGCACTAAGGTCTTCGTATTCTCCCATTCAATAGCTTCCTTTATATCACTAATGGCTTTATCGACAGCTCCTGTTCTATTAAAGTTCGGTATCGTATCCGGTGCAATATACACAGCCAAATCCTCGCCCTGGTTCAACATATATTTATGGTTGGCTAGTGCATCAACTATTGTGCCTAAGTGCATCTGACCGAAATAGTTATTGATAGCAAAACACAATCGTCTAATGAAGGCGGGGCTAGCCACAGCAATCAGGTCAACAGGATCAAGTGGATCACCAAAGTCATTCAGCTTCACCTCTATCCACTGCGTTTCCTCTGCGCTCATGAATGTAGTAGACACCTTAGCCCCGCTTACATACAAGGCGTTGATTGTCTCAGCAAGCTTCTCTGCGCCCTGCATAACCTCCTCAGCACTCCAGTATGCTGTGACACTAGCATTGATATACACACTAACAACCTTACCTGTCAGGTCACCATTGATATTCGTACCGAACACCTCAGGCTCTCCAGACATATACCTGCCTATATCTAGGTAATCACCAGTGACATTATACTCTACATCTATACCAAGTGAGTGCACGTTATTTATCTTGTGTCGTTTGAAACCTTTCGGCAACAAACCTGATCTGTTGTTTCTAAATAGATCAATAGCCCCCTCTAAGGATGATGTACCAAACCACTCTTTACCCCCAACTTCAATACTTGATCCGTCTTTTGGAATATGTCTTGACACGTAGTCAACAAGCGCGTTTATGTTTGGTGCATATACTACTGGCCTTGTTTTTTCGTCACCACTAGTTAGTTTCTCTTTCAGAAGGCCAGTAGTCACCTTGCCATCCTTTTTTAGTTCAGCCCAATCACGAGGTAATAACATACTACCTCCCGAACAGACTACTAGAGGCGGAGTGTTCGTAAGCCTCATTGGCTTTGGCTACAACATCATCGACATACTCGCTTGGCACATATGGCTTGAGCACTATATCCCAGATAGCTTTAACAGACCAGTTGAGCTTATGCAAGGTAACTGCCTTCTGTGTTGTAC